TTTTAGCACGACAGCCCACCCCCCCTGTCTTTTCTGGCAATATCTACCCGATGCAGTCCGAAGTTCACCAAGACAGTCCGTTTACTGCCCGACCAGTCCCGATCGATGGTGACTAGTGGCAGCTCGTAAACAAGCGCTACGAGGGGCAACCAAAGCAAGGCTTCACAGTCCACTTCTTAAGGGCAAAACACGCTCAAATGAGATCGCTAAAATGGCTGAGGACTTAGGCACGCCTTTATTGCCGTGGCAGAAGTGGATGCTCGATGACATGATGCGCATCGATGCTAAAGGCAACTACATTCGCAAGACAACCCTGCTATTGGTAGCACGCCAGAACGGCAAGAGCCATCTAGGTCGTATGCGTGTGATCTGGGGTCTCTTCTATGGAGGCGAGACAAAGCATCTGATCATGTCCTCCAACCGAGCGACTGCTCTCATGACCTTTCGTGAAATTGCCTGGATCATCGAGAACGCACCTCACCTGAAGGCTGGCACTAAGGCGATCCGCTACGCCAACGGCGGAGAACGCATAGAGCTGCTTAACGGAGCAACACTTGACCTGGTATCTGATACTCGTGACTCATCTCGTGGACGCACTGCAGATTTCTTGTGGATCGATGAGGTTCGAGAGATCAGCAAGGACGGATATACCGCGGCAATTCCAACCACTCGTGCCCGTCCTAATTCTCAGACCCTTCTGACTTCTAATGCCGGGGACGCTTTCTCAGAGACTCTGAATACCCTTCGAGAAAGAGCCTTATCCGCACCTCCTAAGTCTTTCGGGTTCTACGAATACTCAGCACCGCAATACTGCAAGATCACAGATCGCAACGGATGGGCAATGGCCAATCCTGCTCTTTCATACACAATCACGGAGGAATCACTTGAAGAAGCTGTGGCAACTAACAAGATTGAAGACATTAGGACTGAGCTTCTATGTCAATGGATTGATTCTCTCCAGAGTCCGTGGCCTCATGGCGTTCTTGAAGCGACTTCCGATGCCACACTCCAGATTCCGATCGGCGGCTATACAGTCTTTGGCTTTGATGTTTCTCCGTCTCGTCGCAATGCAAGCCTCGTTGCTGGTCAGATTATGGGTGACGGAAGAATCGGCGTCGGGATTCTCCAGACGTGGGAAAGTCAGGTCTCGGTAGATGATCTTAAGATCGCAGCTGAGATTAAGGGATGGGCTGATCAGTATCGTCCAAAGATGATCTGTTATGACAAATACACGACTCAATCGATCGCTGAAAGATTGGCTAACGCTGGTCAGATTACTCAAGACGTCTCAGGTCAGCAGTTCTATCAGGCTTGCTCTGACCTTCTCGATGGCATGGTTAATGGTCGAGTAGTACACAACGGCCAAGAAGAATTGATTAAGCAGATGAATAACTGCGCAGCTAAGACTAATGACTCATCCTGGCGAATCGTTAAACGCAAGAGCGCAGGCGATGTCTCTGCACCGATCTCTCTGGCGATGGTTGTATCGATGCTATTAAAACCACAACAGGTAGCGGCTATTTACACAGAATAAACTATATGTAGTGTATAATTGCCATCTATGGGTATCCTTTCGCGCCTTACAGGTGCAGCACCAAAGGCTAATGTCGAAGCGCAATACGCACCACAGGTCTTAGGTGAGTATTCGCCTTATGCAATGCCGTTCCAATTTGCTTATGTTGGTCGCACAGAAGCAATGGGAGTCCCGGCACTAGCTCGATGCCGTAACCTTCTTGCTGGCACAATCGGCACGATCCCACTTGAACTTTACAAGAAATCAACTGGTGAAGAATTAGGTAAGCCACTCTGGTTAGAACAACCTTCATACCATCAGCCACGTTCTGTCACCATCGCTTACACAGTTGATTCACTTCTATTTTACGGCCAGGCATTCTGGCAAGTTGTCGAGACTTACCAAGAAGACGGACGACCATCTCGCTTTGAGTGGATTGCTAACAGTCGCGTAACTGCCACACTCGATCGTGACAATGTATTCGTAAAGTCTTACGCCATCGATGGCACGACAGTACCGATGGATGGACTTGGATCACTCATCACATTTCAATCATTAAGCGATGGCATTCTAAATACTGGAACATCGACAATCCGTGCAGCTCTTGACATTCAGAAGGCTTCAGTAATTGCAGCGGCAACTCCGATGCCTACTGGCTACCTTAAGAACACAGGCGCAGACCTACCTCCAGCAGAAGTCCAGGGACTCCTTGCAGCCTTCAAGAACGCTCGTCAAAATCGGTCGACGGCCTACCTCACTTCAACTCTTCAGTACGAGACAGTTGGATTCAGCCCGAAGGACATGATGTATAACGAGGCAATTCAGAATCTTGCTACTGAGATCGCTCGCCTTTGCAACGTCCCACCTTATTACGTCTCAGCAGATCAGAACACAACGATGACTTACGCCAACGTAACCGATGAGCGTCGCCAGTTCCTCACACTATCTTTGCAGCCATTTATCTCAGCCATCGAGGATCGTCTGTCAATGGATGACATCACGGCTCGCGGCAATATCGTCAAGTTCGACATCGATAAGAATTATCTCCGCACAGACCCATTACAAGAACTAGCAGTCATTCGTGAACTTCTCGATCTTCAGTTGATCACTCAAGAGCAAGCGATGGAAATGACAGACCTAACACCTAACGGAAGCGAAGGAATGATATGAGCGAGATGCTTACATTCTCGGCAGAACTTACTGCAGATAGCGCAGCGCGCACTATCTCTGGCAAGATCGTGCCATTCAATGGCGAGGTAGGAAACACCTCCGCCGGGGCAGTTGTCTTTGAGCGTGGCGCGATTAATATCGCTGACTCATCTAAAGTGAAGCTCCTCCTGGAGCATGACCCAAAGCAGCCAATCGGCCGCGCTCAATTCTTTAACGAAACAGAAGATGGAATCTTTGCATCATTCAAGATTTCTAAATCATCCCGTGGCACAGATGCTCTCATCGAAGCCTCAGAAGAACTTCGCACTGGTCTTTCAGTCGGAGTTATGGTCAATGCAGCAAAGCCTAAGAATGGCGTTCTGTATGTATCGAGCGCTGACCTGCTCGAAGTAAGTTTGGTTCAGGCAGCAGCCTTTAAGTCTGCAGCCGTAACCGATATCGCGGCATCTGAAGATGAAGCCGTTGAAGAAACCCTACCAACAGAAAGCGAGACAGCCACAGTGGAAACCACTCCAGCAGTCGAAGCAACACCTACAGTTGAGGCTGCCGCAGTTGAAGCTGCTCGCCCTGCTGTAACAGCAATGGCTTACACAAAGCCACGCATTGAAGTAACAGCTGCAAAGTATGCAGAAAACACAATCCGTGCAGCACTCGGAGACGACGCAGCTCGTCAATGGATCGCAGCAGCGGCAGACACATCTGACAACGCTGGTCTCGTGCCAACACGTCAACTCTCTGAGATCATCAATCCTCTCGGAACAACCATCCGCCCATCGATCGATGCAATCTCTCGTGGAGTGCTTCCAGATGCAGGTATGACATTTGAGATCCCAAAGATCACACAGATGCCAACAGTTGCAATCGAGCCAGAAGGCGACGCATTCAGCGACACAGATCAGAACTCAAGTTTCCTTTCAGTGACAGTACAGAAGTACGCTGGACAGCAGACATTCTCAGTCGAATTGCTAGATCGCACATCTCCAGCATTCTTCGATGAGCTCGTCCGCAACATGGCAGCAGCTTACGCAAAGGCAACTAACTCAGCAGTAAACGCTGCACTTATCTCAGGTGCAACTGCAGATGCGACAACAACAGTCACATACCCAACTGCAGCAGAACTTCTTGGAATCGTCGCTCGTGGTTCAGCATCCGTATATGGTGCAACTGCAGGCCTTCCAAACCCATTTGCTCGCAACATGGTTGTATCAACAGGACAATGGTCAAACATCATGTCACTTAACGATGCAGGACGCCCTATCTACACAGCGTCACAACCAATGAACGCAGGCGGAGCAGTTGCTCCAACTTCACTCACAGGTAACGTTGCTGGACTCAACCTTTACGTTGATCCAACAAACGGCGGCGATGGCGATGGAACAATCCTCATCGTTAACCCAGATGCGTACACATGGTACGAGTCACCAACCTACCGCCTACGCGCAGAGTCAACTGCAGCAGGACAGGTAACAATCGGCTACTACGGCTTTGGCGCAATCGCTACAAAGGTCGCAGCAGGCGCATTCAAGAACAACAAGGCGTAAGCCAACCCTAAGTCGCTCCAGGGGTAGTGCCCTTCTACCCCTGGAGTCTTTAGAAAGGATCAGAGCATGGCATTGACTACAGTTGCAGAGCTTCGCACCGCCCTCGGCGTTGGCACTCTCTATACTGATGCAGTCTTGCAGCAAGTCTGCGATGCCGCAGATAACGTACTCTTGCCCTTTCTATGGAAAAATCAGCAGTACATCATTGCTCACGGCAACACGGGGACAGTAGGAACACTTTATTTTGATCAGGATATCCGCGAGTATTTCTACGTTGGACAATCTGTAACAATCTCAGGTGCAGGTAGTCGCTACAATGGGACTAAGACAATTACAAAAGTCGATACTCGTTCATTTAACGTAACTACAGCTCACACTAGCGACAATCCACGTCACACAGTCGAGCCTTATGGCATAGCCGCGGTCGAGACATATACCGATTATGCAACAGTCCCAGCAATTCAAGAAGCTGCTCTCATGATTTCGATCGACATCTGGCAGTCTCGCCAGGCTCCTTCATCTGGCGGAGTCACGATCGATGGTTATCAGCCTTCGCCATATCGCATGGGCAATACTCTTCTCGCTCGCGTCCGTGGCCTTCTCGCGCCTTATCTTGATCCGAGATCGATGGTGGGCTGATGGCCGCCATCTCAACACTCCGCGCAGGAATCGCCTCAGCTCTTACTGACAATACAAAATACTCAGTCTTCTCATTTCCACCTGCAACACCCATCGCCAATAGCGTAATAGTCGCGCCTGCTGATCCTTATATTTCACCATCTAACGGCTGGCATTCAACTATTTCGCCTATGGCCAATTTCGTAATTTCCGTAATGGTTCCTTTGCTCGATAATGAAGGCAATCTTAACGGGATCGAAGATAACATCGTTCGGGTATTTAACCTGCTCGCTGCATCTTCTTACACCTATAACGTCACGGATGTATCCGCCCCGGCGGTTCTCAGTGCCGCTTCAGGTGATCTACTTACATGCAATATCAATATCTCAGTCCTAACGAGTTGGAGCTAAAATGTCCGAGTGGGAAAAAGAGCAAGAAGCCTTCCTGATCAAGATCGGGCAGGTA